AAATATATCCATCCCCTGTTACCAAAACATGATTTGTTGTATCAAACGTGTCATATAGTTCAGATGGATTAATTGTAGACTTCAAGCCACCATTATTGCCCAGACAGGCATAAATATTATTGTTCACTGTCACATAACAAGGATAATCACTACCTTCCAGATCAAATGTTAGTGGATCATATGGATCATAAACTTTATATGTTCTACCAGATTCCCACCTATTCCTTGGTGTCAAAACAGACTGCTCTTTAATTTTAACCAAAGTTATAAGATTATCAAGGACATCTTGGTCTTCTATAATAGTACCATTAGGAAGGGGCACAAGAAACTGTTGATCATCTTCACTATAGGTAACCGAGTCTGGCCACTTATCACTCTTACCAATTCCGATAAAATATGAGTTTGGGTCACTTTTAATCTGATTTATAAAACCCTCACAAGAGTTTCGTCTAAAGTTATTTGTAATGATTGCTGACATAATGTTATTTATAAAGATTTACGTGAATTATTAATTGTTTGTTAGTAGCTTAAGTTTTCGAAGAAATCATTTATAACATCTTCGGGTATATATTTCATGATTATTGTAACAGTGGATTCAATCGAGGTTTTGTGTTTAACTTTTTCTAGTAACATATAAGCCTTGATGTAATCCTTGCATGTAAAGTAGTTATGATTTTCTTTATCATTGTATGCCGCCAAAAATTCTTTCCACGAATCATAGTCCGACGCATGTAACAAAATATCATTGATACTATATCCAGCATCGATATAGGGAGATGTGGGATCTTGAGTAGCTTTAATATAACACCAAATTTTGTGCGCAGTGCACACTGGAAGTTCGTGTAGATAAGCAACACCACCGCGACTTTCACAATAGTCTATGGCCGTTTGACCGTCTTGAGAACAGTCTAATTTATCTATTTCCAACTTTTTTAGATTTTGTGATGTAACTTTTATCATAATTATGCTATTGGAGATAGCACTTGAAGATTGGAGAGTTCTGCACTAGTACCCGCGGCGATTTTGATATAAGCTCCGGTCTCTTGTTCATTGAGTAGTGAACCAAAAAAGCCACTGAATACAATTGTACCGCTCGGCTGAGAATTGAGATTGATTGTTTCTGAATATGTGATAGCATTTTCGGATATTGAATCACCATTAGAATCATACACCCGCACGATCACGGTCGCGGTGATGGTTTTATTAAATAAATTTTCATTTGACCAGTCCAAAGAAAATCGATATGTAGGTAATATTAAGCCTGTACCCACTGTCACGGGATCTGTTTCATCTACACCAAGGATTGGATTTTCGTCGGTGAATATCGTTTCCCCATTGAAGATAACTTCAGTGACGCCAACCTCCCCAGCAATTGCGTCATCGAAGATCACATTGGTTAACTGGTTGAAAAATATATCCTGTGTAGGCATTATGCTTATGGTGTTGTGATGGTTAATACGGACCCAGCCAATGTATATATGGCGGCGGCAGGACCTTGAGGACCAGTGGGACCTGCGGGACCTTCAGCCCCATTAATAACACTTCCAGTAACAGCGATTGTCGTCATTTGTTGCCAGAAGAAGCTTGTCGCCGGTGTGTTGTCATTGGGGTCATACTCGAATTTGTATGTAGCGCCATTTGGAATCGTCACACCTGCCTGATTGCCACCAATCGTCGTCGCATCCCCCCAATTATGAACAAAGGGAAGTGAGATCTCATTTGCCAGACCTTCATTGATAATAACATTGGTTGATAGATTAGTCCCAACAGCAGAAGTTCCAAAACCATTAATCAATAGTGGGGAACCAGTGCTATTAGTGTAAGTCGTCCCGAAGACATAATTCGCGGCCTCCCATTCTTGACTTGTAGTAACGGCACTTGCGGTCGTTGATTCGATTCTTACATTGATATTAATGTTGGCTGCGGTGATTGACGTTGTCCCCTGCAGCTCAATGTTAAAAGAAAAACCAGTTGATGATTTACTTAATATGACATAATTAATCTCATTATCAAAATCTACTGTAACAGCACTATTTGATACAAGTTCAAGGATGACACTATAATTAGCATTGGTTAGAGGTGTCTTAAACGTGCAGGTAAACGTGCTATCATTCCCGTTGTTGCTCGGCACACGGACAGTTGTAAAATCGCCAGATGTTGTTGGATTTGGGTCCGCGGTTGCTGCTGGTCCACTAACTCCCCCGGCAACTATCTCACCATACTTCAACAATGAGGAGCCTCCTACTCCACCTGATGGGACAACAGAATCGACATATCCCTTTGTAACAAGGTGATCGTTGTCCACTCCCTCCGCGCCTAATGTCACATAACCAGAGACATCCCATACAGGAGCACCAGTGCTTAATTGTGAGGGCTGAATATAACCGTCTCTCTTTACATAATTTACGATTGCTAGTTGAGTTAATAACTTATTGTTATTTTCGGGGATGTCCGAGAGTGTGCCACCGATAAAGACGGTATAGCCCGACGCATCTCCACCACCAGTCTCACCTATCTGCGAAGCAATCGTATCGATATAAGACTTAACACTACTCTGTGTAACCAGTGAAGTGCTACTATTGGCGCTAAGTGTTGGATCATCAAGGATGCTGATCGAGGTCGGCTTAGCACTGGCTCCACTTACATTACCTATAACAGTATAATCATCGATGGCAGCCAGATCATTCAATTCAACATCCGCCTGTAATTCAGTTAATGAAAAATGTGTGGACAATTCATCGAGTGTGATTTTAACAGTCTTATCAGATTGATCTAAAATAAGACTATCACTATTCGCAATGTTTGTCGTACTACTTAAATTTGAAATTAAAATACCCATATCTACTATTTATACTATATTATTAATTGTTTGCCCGCTAGTGTAGTTATATTTAGAGATGATTGCCCAACCGGCGATTCATCAGACTGATCTAACGTGATTAGCCCAATTGGTGCAGGGCCCCCGATTATTGTTATGAAACTTGATATGTTTGAGAAAATTCTACGATTTTCATAATTATCAGATAAGTTGTTTCCGCCGTCTTGTGTCAATAACATCACATCAGATGTTGATTGCTCAACTATGAAATCTCCACCACGACCAAGTCGATTATCGCTATAGACCAATGGATCAATCGTTGGGAATTTAATATCATTATAATTAAATTTAAGACCATAATCTACTGGCACATTTTTATACCCACTGATACATCCAGTATCCAAGAATTTTAAATTTTGAATATAATCATTTCGAGTTCTTATAGAACTATCAGAGTCCGACTTGGCAAAGTAATTGGTGATGAATATAATAAGACGATCGAACGAATCATCATCATAATTGAGTATGGTGGCGATGGATCGCGTGGCTATATTACCCAAGAGACCATATTGAAACATCGGCATATGGTCACCAACCTTATCACTGTATCTTTCGTTGGTGTGTGATTTATGTGGTGGAGTTAGACTCTTCAGCCAATCAAGATCATTATAATCATGTGTTTTATACAAATCCCTGTAATTCCTTGGCAGTGTCGCTTCATATGTTCTAGTGAAAGAATTAAATCTAACAAATCTCCCGATCCAATTGGTTCTTCGAACAATCAATAGTGAAAGTATAGCAAAGAACTTAAAGCCCGCGGGGTGAACAAGTTTATTAAATTCATTCTTCCATTCAGCAGCACCAATAGATGAATTAATCACATAAGAGAAATCCTGCCAAAAATAACTATCCTGTAGAACATCCGAGTTAGAAACAAACCCTTTAGTGTTTCTATATATACCCTCTGCATAATCACCAGAAGATGGCTTGAATAGTAACTCCCTTGGATATTGGATTGAGATGACATCATCATAAAATATCTTAAAGAAATTAATGATACTATCCTCTGAACCTTTCGTGAGATAGTATTTTACAATTTTCTTGTATAAAGAAACTCTATCAAATGCTGCAGCCCTTGGAACATTTTTAGCGATTTCAGCTTGAATCAAATCAATATATTGTGCAGAAGTCCGATCAATGTCTTGCTCAATTAAGATGTTATTAATCTCTTGTGATGGCAAACCATCTGTATTCATATAAGAGTAATAATCTTCAATGAAGCCAATGAAGTTCTCCGCACCTTCTCTTAGATGCATGGGCACCAAAGAGTCGACAGTATTCGCCTCAGTTGTTGCGGGTCTCGCAGTTGCTATTGAAATATCCATTAACTATGCCTATTATATGTTGTATAATCAATTGCCCCTGCAGCACCACCGACAGAAATCGTATCAACATCTCCAGTGACGGCTGATTTTTTGACATCAATTCGAATCAAGTTATTTCTTTTAGCAACGACATCATTTGATGCGGGCGAACAATATACATTAATTGTTTTTGATTCATCAACAGGTATTGGATTGAATCGAAGGATACCCGTATCAGGTATCAAAGTCCCCACATCATTAATCATTTTTATCTGTGCGCCAGAATTATCCACCCTATAAGCATAGATTCGTCTTGTTGTATTTGATAGAGGCTCATCTCCTAGTCTAACATAATACCCTTGATATTTAAAATCATCTGATGATATGATAGAATCAGTACCGGTTATATCGCCATACAGCTGAAAATCAAATGATAACTCCGATGATAGTGTGTCAAGCCGCGATAAAATCTTTTGCTTATAAGCACCCACTCTAGCAGTTGAACTAAGAATTGATGCTTCAATACTATCAATTGATTTAAGGAAATTGGAGTGGCGAAATACTGTATTGAAACTTTGTAGAATATTAACATTATAAGTTTCCAATCCAGATTTGACAAGAGTCTCAAGTTCTGATTTATTCAGATCTGTTTGATTTGAATTATACTTAAAGAATATATTAAAATATAAATATGTAAAGTTAACATCAACGATTTCTGGAATGGTTGATGCAACATTTTTCGAAGAAAGTAATCCCTTCAATTCATCTTTCTGTGTGTTGGTTAATGTATTTTCAGAATTAGGTTTTACTGATATAAAAACTTTACCATATTGTGGAGGATCATTATCTTGGCCGCCCCATACAGAAATAATATCGGCAGCAGGAAAATCTCTTTTAATTAGAGCGAGATAGTCATCAACCGTAACAGCTCTCTCTTGAGATGCAAAGGTTAAAGGCGCGTTGAAACGAATTGATTCAATGTCTTCTTTGATTGCCCCTCCAGCCGCTCGTGATTCCAATATAATAGCTGATGGCCCAGGGTTACTCGACACCCATGTGAATGTTGTTGCACCATTTGTTTCTTCACCGGCAGTGCTTATATATTCAAGTTCAATAATATTCTGGCCAGTCGGTTTCTTTCCATAAATGTTATTACCAAATTCTATTTCATAATTTCCATCATGATTTTCTGTGATAAAATACACCTCACTTTCACCCGTCACATCTGTGAATGTTGTGAACTTATTATAAATTGAAAAACTATCACTCGAATCATTATCAAGGACCTTAACCCTCAGATGTGAAATATCTGCTGTATTATCTTTCAATACATACTTCTGACCCTTATCACCAGTGTCTCTAACAACGAACTTTTGGGATTTTAAAATACCTTGATGAAATTCTACGCCGCGGAATATATACTTACCAGATACCAAAGTTGCTTCATAATCCTCTGTGGTTATGAATGCATATGTCTTTCCATTAATACTTGTCGTGACTTTCTTCCCTGCTGGAATATTAAAACTTTCTTCAGAGTTATTAACTGATCCATTAAATTCTAGTGTGAGGGTGCAGCTGGAAGCTGTAACACTATTTGGAGTATAACCCAAGAGCTTGGCCCGAGATACAACATTTGATCTTAACTGTGCAGAGTCAAGGAATGTCTCATTGATCGAAGTATGAGCAGTGATTGCATTATAGTGTGTATTATATGCGAGGATATCCACCATCATATTAAGACCGGATCCTTCGAAGTCGAAGTCTTTATACTTACCGCCAGGGTAGTTTTTGTAATAACTGATAAGATTTTCTTTTATCCTATCAAAGTCTAGTTCTGTTACATTGAATTGTGCCATTATCGTGTGCGTTCGAGATAAAAATTAATTTCTTCTCTTTGGTTGGAAATCATCCCATCGAATTGAATATTTATTTGATATGCGTTTTGGTCGGATGAGTCGATCACCTCCACGTAAATATTATTTGCTCTTGGTTCATACTCTTCTAATACTCTAACAATTTCATCCTTGATAGCCATTTCTGTGAATGGATCAGCAGGATCAAATAATAGTGATGTGATGCCAGTACCTATCCGAGGCTGAAAAGGTCTTTCAGTAAAGCCTGTTAATACAAGGTTTCTTACAGACTGTTTCACTGCATCCAAATCTTTCAATGATGGGACATCTTGTGTGTTGGGATGAACACTGAAAGCCAGGGGGAGGTCAGCATACAATCTCCTTCGCGAAGTTACAGAAGATCTCCCCGTGTTGTTATCTGAAAAGTTATTACCCATATATTCTATTTATACTAATTCAGTAAGATATTCGGGGCCCGAGTCCTTTGATTTCCACCATAATTTTCAGTAACAGAACCGCCGGTGGATTGTTTAAGGGAACCACCAATCACCTCTGAAACATTACCTAAGATAGTGGAATCCAGTTTACCACCATAAACTTCAGTAACTGAACCACCAGTGGACTGTTTTAGTGTGGAGCCGATCCGTTGTGTTACAGCGCCGTCGATTATTTCCTCTTGATAGAGACCAACCGAAAGTTTTTCATATCCAGCAACCTTCTTGACAATATTACCATCAACTTGAATATTCCAATTACCTTTAATGTATGTAGAACAATTAGAATCAACTGTGAGATTACAATTACCAATCACATTCACATTCTGATTCTTAACAACAACTTGAAAATCATTTCCAACAATAACACTTGTCTCATCTCCAACTGGTGTGATCTCTCTATACGTACCAGTTCTATGAATGGTTGAGATTCTTTCCTGTCCTGGTGTAACATCGAATTCAACAATGTGTGAATCTTCTAAAGTATCTGTCGCTTTCTCATAAGCAATGACATGATTCTTAGGATACTGTGGTTTAATAACTGAATCAATGTCTGGGAATTTCCAATCGTTTTCATGAGCAGCATTTGCTGTAGGAACAACATCATGTGCCTCTCTTAATTCTACTTTCTTCGTATAAGAGAATGCTTTCTTATAGGCTTCATCAATACTCTTAGCGGCTAGTGGAGTCTCAGCAATATCAAGTTTTGTATTCACTGGATATCTTTTTTCAGGGTCTGTAAAACCATACTGATAATCTACAAGTGAAGACATGGAAGGAATAGAACCCATTACAATAGGGTCTTGACCATTCGAACCATCTCTAAAGAATCCAATCACCCAAGAACCTTTTAACAGACCCGTTGCCGAAGTTCCTAACTCAGTCATCGATGCAGATGTCACAGGAAGCATTGGGGAAGCCCATGGTAGTGATTCAGTTGGAAGATCTTCTTTATTCTTTGTGTGAAAGCCGTAGCATCTCACACGAATGCGTCCCATCTCCTTCGGATCTTGTATATCCTCAACGACTCCAGTGAACCAGTGGAATGCTCCACCGTTTTGCATAAAATTTTCTGTACTCATAATTATAAATTAATAGTGAATGAATCACGTTTTACTTTCACCTGTGTGAAATACTCTCCATTCTCAAATGTATGTATAGAAGAGGTAATTAAGTATTTACCCGAAAGATGTTTATCGATACCCCCCTGAATATCTGGCTCTGTCGCACGAGGTAAGTTAATGTCGATCACCTTACCAGCATTCAATTCATAGTCTCCAAATAATTTTAAATCGTGTGTAATCGATTCAAGATTTTCAACGTATGCCTTTGTGATTCCCCCACTTTCTTTTTTCATCTCATTATAGTTTTTCTCTGTATCACCAAAGGCAAAGGCATTCGTTGAGACATACTCATGGTGAGACTGATAATTCTCATTGATAGGAGCATTATCGATTAAGAAATTTGAAGATATAGATGACTTCCTTCCTAAACTATTTACTGGATCGAGCCCTACACGGGCGGGCGGCTCTGGTGGTGTATTTTTTTTCCCTTCAATAGTTTTACCTGAATAAGAAAACTCTGTTGATGTGAAAGTTTTAGTGCCCACATCAAGATAGAAATTTTCTGAAGCATATGCACCATCAATGGCCTGAAATATTTTTCCCAACCTGAGATCGGATGTGATTTCAAGTATTCGCTGCTTTCTTTCTAAATAATCTTCTTCAGTGTTTGGAACATGATTGAAACCTCTAGTGCTATAATAATTATAGTAAACGGGCTGTTCAACCAACTCTGTATGAGAAGATAGATTGACATCACCATTTAATGTTTGAAAGAAGTAATAGGGTGCCTTATTATCATCATATGTTTTCTTTCTCAACCACTCAATAGCATCCAATGGTGTCTGTGTATTAATGGTTCCTTTAAACTTTGATATAGGGGGATTGTTCATGACGAATGAACTTGATCCTAAATCACTTGAAACAATGTTGCTTATTCCATCCGATGTAAGACCATCTACAGCCCTGGATATTTTCTTAAACCTTGAAATGTATGCGTGTTTGGAAATACCACTAAAGGAAAATGACTGAATATGCTTCTCGTTCGATCTACCATATAGTGGATATTCTGTAACATAGAATTCTAACTCGATTTTGGCGATCTGGGTCTTCGAGCTGAGTGGTTTGTGTTCCAGTTGAATCTCGATCCTCTCCTGTCCAATCAAAGGGAGATTTTCGATCATATTAGTCGTGTCCCTAACAGAAAGCTTACACATAAGAGTATTAGAGTAAATGCTTTCTGTTATAATAAGTTTGGTTACAACATTCTGAATCAGAAAGTCATCGCCAGTGTGCGTGAAAAGCTTAATAGATTTTATCTTGTATGAACCTGGCGTAACACTCCTACTGGAACCAGAATCAATGTTCTTTGATATATTACTCATTAATTAAATTTCTATAATAATCTACAAAAGGTTGTACATCAGAATCTTTCAACACACGGATATTTCTTTTAGCTTCATTCTCTTCCTCTTCAGCATAGAAGTATGTGATATAGTTATCATTCTTCGCCCGAGCAGTCCTAATATTACTTATAGGGCTGAGTGTTGTTAAAGCATCATATGCAGTTACATATTCTCCATCACTTAAATAACTATATGGTGCATTGTAAGATTTTAACCAAGATCTAGATGTCTTAAGTTCTACATTTTTTAGATAGTCAGAGTAGAGCAGAGATATAATAGTATCATTGGCATACAATTTGATTGCTCCGCGAACAAAATCTCCTCCGTCGATAATACCAGTTTCTTGATCAACATCACTATCTGTTTCATAACTACTTATACTGAACCCACTACTATATGTAATGTCAGTAGTGTTATTAAATGAACCTCTAAAATAAGGTTGTATGTTATCATCAATAATTCTAGCATCAGAGATTAAGTTATTATATACATCACGATGATGGTTCCGAACCCAAGGTAGGATACTATTTGTTAACCATTCATTCCTTTCAGTCTCTGAATCAGTCACATAATCTAAAACATATGTCTGTTCATCATTCGAAAGAAAGGAGTTGTGTGAAATATTATTAACCCACACTTGAAGCCTTTCAGAATCATACGCTACTGTCTCAGCAACAAACTCTTGATTTTTAACTCTCAATCTTAGATTTTTATCTGTGAAATCTATATCATTAAAATAATTATTATATTTAATCATTGAATCTCTTCCAAAAGAAAAACTTGGTTGTGTTATGAAATTACTCACCACAGGAGTTCCACTCAAAGTTCCTGTTAATCCTTCAACTTCAAATGTCACGGCCCGATCGATCGAGAATTCATTACTACTAGATGCTGGATAAATCGGCCCATAAGAGAAATCGGATGTGGAAACAGTTGGTGCTGGTGGTTGCAACAACGGGTTTTGCGGTGTCGTATACACCAGCTCTGGCATGATTAATAAATCTGAACTATTCGCGGTATGATTAAGTCCATGAATCGCGAGGATGTTATCACCAATAACAAGTTCGTCACTATATGCAGAGATATCAAACGTTTCAAACACAACTGCCTCGGCGTCCTCGTTAAACGTAGTCGCGCTAGAGTTATAATCTAATGTCGAAGGAGCTTTCCTCGACGCAACTCTAACACCATTCACATATGCAACAAAGCCGTCGTCAACTCTCATGCGTAGCAACAGCGAAGTAATATCACTAATGTTATTAACAGTAAAAGGTACACGCACGTAGATCGATGTGGCCAACCCCAACATCTCTGCTTCTACATCGAGATTTATTAGCGAACCATAGTCGTATCCAACACCAGTAGAACCAGGGGGCCATGCGCTATCATCGAAACCAACTGACTGCCACGCTGATCCAAGAGTGTCATCATCAGGGACGAATGCAGTACACGCTGCTACTTCTGGAATTAATGTAATTTCATCATAGGTTTGTCTTAATATCCATGAATCGGGTGAAGGTAGTTCATCAGCATAACCATATCCATCATAAAGAATCACAGCAGATTGATTATTTGCTTTATCAAATGAAATTTTCCAGAAATATGGCCGCCTAGGAAGATATGCACCAGAAAAGTCAGCCCATAGATAAGTTGGTGCACCACCATTGGTACCTGGCTTTGTATATGATGGTCCACCTGAACTCGTGGTACCTGTTCTAACATACGTTCCATTCACATCTTCTGTCCCAGCACCGAAGACTACTACTTCGTCGAGTGGTGGAATATTTGGGTCTCTGAGGGCTCGGCCTCTCCAATTTGTGACAAGATCTGGTGTTGCAACATCATCTGTACTATAAACATCATCATACCAAGGGCCCAAAGGCTGAAGTCTCGACACACCCGAACCCCCGAATCCACTCTTTGCACCGCTTCCAGTTTGTGACATCCGCCACGCTTTTTGATCATCATTGCTATAGAAATCAGCATCCCAACTAAGTGTCCACTTCTTACTAACACTGGTATTTTCACTGGTGCCATAACTCACATAACTATTTTTACCATTAATAGTCCCTGAGATGAACCAATCTCTCGAATCAAATGTGAAAGATGGAAAAATAATATCAGTGTTACTTAATGATTTTGCAGTGGTAGTTGTTATAACTTTTCCATTTACATCGGGTGAACCACCTTCAATTCCGCTGATACTTATTTTTCTATTCTGATCAAATGAACTTAGGTAACCAAACGGTTCTGAATCAAACTCTTCACCTGCAAAAACACCTTCAGTGATATCATGATCCTCTGAAAATGTAATAGTAACTGTATCACCAGATCTGCTTACGCTATCACCAATTACGGGTTTTACTAACTTTGTAGCAACCCTGTGCCCCGCATCTAAATTTCTTCTAACATCAAACCAGTCTGTAATGAGCCACGGTTTCTGACTACTTACTGTTAGTAGATCTCCCGATGGCGCTCTTAAGAACGGTTCTTTCAACGGATCTTCATTACGAATAGTCCATGCGTGAGTGGCTACTAAATCTTCCACATACTGAACAATACTTAATATTACATTTTCACCATTTAATTTTCTTAGAATCCATCTAGATTCATTGAAATTACCTTCTGAAATTCTACTGTATTCACCACTACCCTCATAAACGCCGGAAATATCAATCATTGGCGGTTCACCTTCGAGAGTATACAGATTTCCTATATATTCTTGTGTTGGAATAAACTCAAGAACAGAATACTCATCATATTTTTTATCAATGTATGATATCTGTTCATTGTAACTCCGTGGCCAATCATCCAAAGAATTAAGTTTCTCATTGGCTACAAAGAAAGTCCAATGATATTCTGAGTTACCATATAACTTATGAGAAACACCATCGGGTCTTTCTCCATCCTTAATATCATAATATCTGTAACTTGTTATATCATCGATCAATGTCTCATTGACATCAACGTGCCTATAGATATCAATTAGGGATGTGTTAATATTACTCCCATTGACTTTATAATCTATTAGTGGAAACTGTGAAAAAATGCTCATATTAATCTCGGTTTAAAGTGTTAGCAGCTAAACTATTTACAGTAGCCCGGCCTCCACGAATCCCTCTAGATCCAGACCTATCCTCCTCCATTTTTTTGAAATCTTTTCGTGTTAGGGCCCTTGTTTCTTGGAACTGTAAAGAGATATTTACCGAAAGTGGTGCGGAATCATTAAAATATAAATTTGCTTCAGAGTTAAAAGTTGACTCACATTGTGTTAAATAGCAACTATAAATCTTTGGGATGAATTTATTTTCAGGCTCATTGTCACCAACATTCATAAAGCGGATCGTCCATACAGGAGGAAAGTCTAGCGTAAGATTACTAGAATCCTCCTTCTGACTTGCGTATGTAAATTTTCTAAATGTTGTATGGATTTCGTTAATTAAATTGGATTCAGCTGGCGTGGTCGCAATCAGTTTAAAATTAAAACCAAAATTTCTAACTTTATTAGTTACAAAGGATGTATTTGTGTTTGGATTGATAATTGTTTTGGTCGCGAAAGCTACCTGCTCCGAAATAGGTGTCGCCTTCGACGCGATCTGTAAAATTTGTGATGCCTTTACTGATGAAACAGCGCCGATACCTTCGCCCTGCGCCATTGAATTAATAGTATTAGTAGCAGAGCCTAGATCTATTGTATTATAGTCCGCGCCATCCGAGAATGCCATCGAAGCTGGTATCGGAAGAACGATGTGATGTTGATCTGCCAGACCATCACTGCGATTATATGCAGTAAATTTTATTATAGGCCTCACACCCCTTTGTGAGCGGATTTCATCTGGAAACACAATAGTGGTACCAGTGTTGTTATAAATATTATTATTACCCATATATGTTATTTATATGAAAACTTACAGAGGAAAATATAAAGTAAAGAATATAAGTAAATATGAAGGAGATTATTCTAATTGCACATTTCGTTCACTTTGGGAACGTCAAGTCTTTAGATGGTTGGATGATCATCCAAAGGTGTTAAAATGGGGCTCGGAAACAGTTGTTATACCATATAGATGTAAGACTGATGGTAAACCTCATAGATACTTCACTGATCTAAAAATAAAAATGGATAATGGTAAAACATATATCATTGAGATCAAACCCAAAGCACAGACAAGAGAACCCAAAGTAAAGTCTAGAAAGACTAAGAGGTATATCACTGAGGTTATGCAATACGTAAAGAACACTTCCAAATGGGAAGCTGCTAAAGAGTATTGTGAGAATCGTGGCTGGGAATTCGCAATCTGGACTGAAGATGAGATCCAATCCTTCGGAATAAAGCTTGTCTTACCCAAGAAACCAAAGAAGAAATGATATAAATACATTATATGGCCAAGACTTCTTACTTTGATAAAATCCAAGCTGCTGCATTCCGTGCTGGTGTCACACCAAGATCATCGGATTCCTTGGAATGGTTTCGTACAAAGGTGAAGACAATTGTAAGACCTACACGTGATAATCTATTGAAGGATAGTGCTCTGAAGAAGGTGAACAGACCACTCACAGGTCGTATGTTCATGTATTTCTATGATCCAAAGACAAAGGATACATTACCATACTATGATAGATTCCCTCTGATCATTATGATCGACCGTGCACCAAAAGGTTTCTATGGATTGAATCTACATTATCTTTCTCCCAAGTTAAGAGCTAAGTTCTTTGATAAACTTTTGGAGTTTAGTAATAATAAAAAATATGATAGTTCAACAAAATTTAGAATTACATATGACTTTCTCAAGGCTTCTTCAAAGTTAAAAGAATTTCAACCTTGCTTTAAAAGATATTTAAATCAACACGTAACATCAACAATTGCTGAAGTTCCATCGACTGAATGGGAAGCGGCTTTATTTTTACCAACTGAACAGTTTGCTAAGAAGAGTAAGTCTTCAGTTTGGGGAATTTCAAAGAAATCAATCTAATGGGACCAATAGAAAAAATAAAAGGAGAGATAAGTAGAAGAGGTTTAGCGAATCCAAATAGATTTACCGCTAAATTCGGTCTACCAAATTATGTGACCAGACAAGTGCCGGATCTCGCGTTTGGTAAAGAATCATTAAATATCTTGTGTGAGTCGATTAATTTTCCTGGTAAGCAAATTGAGACAGTTGATTACTCAATGTATAGAAACCCCTTGAAAGTTCCAAGCGGCTTCATTAATGATGAGGTCTCTGTTACATTCAGATTAACTGAAGACTTCCTTGCTAAAAGAGTCTTTGAGATATGGCAGGCGGGCATCATTGATCAGACTACATATAAGGCTCGATATCGTGAGGATTATGTTGAAGATATGCTGCTTGTTCATCAAGATAAACAAGATAAAGCACGATATTCCATCAAGTTAATTGAATGCTACCCCATCACAGTGGGCTCCATTGAAAAATCACATGAGGTGACAGATACAACGTTAAGCTTAACAGTGACCTTCGCATGTAAAGATATTTTGGCTGATAATGACAATGATTCATATACTTCACGTGGCATTCGCGCATATGAATTCGATGCTGATGCCAAGAATGCGCGAATCATGAACAATCCTTTTGGAATTTTCAGAAGATAAAATTTAAGGGTATAAATAACAACAACACTAAATCATAAACTAAATTATTAAAATATTATGGCATTACCAATACTAGAAACAGCTAAACACACGATTGAAATCCCTTCTACTAAGAAGAAAATTGAAATCCGCCCTTTCCTTGTGAGAGAAGAGAAAATTTTACTCCAAGCCCAGTCATCTGGTGATACAAATGAAATTATTAAAGCTGTTACAGAGATTATCAGCGTCTGCTCATTTGAAAAGATTAAACCAAATGATCTCACACTCTTTGATCTTGAATATATCTTTCTCAAACTACGAGCTATCAGTATTGGCGAAACCGTGCAGTTTAATATTAAATGTCAAGGTTGTGACAAATTGAGTGTCACTGATATCGATCTAACTGAAGCAAAGATCATTTGGTCTGAAAAGAAAATTGATAATAAGATTAAACTGACTGATGAAGTCGGTCTTATGCTTAGACCTATCCGTGTTAAAGATATGAGCAAGATTGAGGATGATCTTACTGCATCAATCATTGCCTCAATCGAATCTATCTATGATGAAGATAACGTACATATGACAGATGATACCGATAAAAAGGAACTTGTACAATTTGTGGATTCATTAAATCACGCAAATCTTGAAGCAATTCAAAAATACATTGAGAATCAACCTAAATTAGAACACACTTTTAAATATACATGCTTACTTTGTGATCATGAAAATGAACACACACTTTCGGGATTAAGTGATTTTTTTATCTAAGTCTTTCACATGAGTCATTAGCTAATCACTATCAAACCAACTTTGCGATGATGCAACATCACAAATACAGTTTGACTGAATTGGATAATATGATTCCTTGGGAGAGACAGATATATGTCGGCTTGTTACAATCTTATATTGCGGAAGAAAATGAGAAAATAAAACAAAGAAATGCCTCAAGAAAATAACAGTCTAGCTCAGATAACCGATAAACTTACACAAGTTCAAGATGCGAATTCAGATGTCGCCAGAGAACAAGTTGTCGACAGAGAACAAGTTATCGCCGCATTAAAAGAACACTTTTCAAAAATCTCTGAAGTATATACAACTAGTGCTTCAGAGATTGGTAAAGGTGTTCAGATGGGTATCTCAAAAATCAACTTGGTAGAGTTGGATGGTTCTGATGTGCAATCTAATAATCAATCGGGCAGTAATCAAACTGTTAATCAGACTAGTAATAATCAAACTGTTAATCAGACTAGTAATCAGAAGCCCCTTGGTGATACATCTAAATTAAATCCTCTCAATAATATACTGGCTCTAAAGTTTTTTAAAATTAAGAAAAATATTCTTAAAGCGGTAGACTCCGAAACGCAAGGTGGTAAGTTGAAAGGTCTGGAAATTGATAAGAAAATATCATTATCCGACATACTTGGCGAAGCGCCCGAGGTGAATATGATTCATGCGTTTAGATGGATGCGCATTAAGAAAAATATTCTTAAAAAGGCTGAGAAAGCAACAAAGTCTGCCGAAGTTGAGATAGATGATACTATATCTCTTAGTGATCTCCTTGGTTCAACACCCGAACAAGATATCTTGACAAAGGGTAGATTCTTTATGATTCGACAAGGGTTGTTGAGTAAGATTTCCAAGACAGCAAAGGATTTTGACCCGCAACAATCAGTTAATGAAATAACTGGTGGCCTTGGCGGAGGAACAACTAACACTAACACAAGTAGCAGCCTAGTTTCTTCTGGAGATACTAACACAAGTAGCAGCCTAGTTTCTTCTGGAGATACTAACACAA